AGTCACTGTAATCTAATACACGGCTATGCCTTTAGCATGAAGTTTTACTTTGGCACAGACAACCTAGATGTACGCAACTGGGCAGCTGACTATGGTGGTCTCAAAGAGCTTAAAGGCATCTTAGAAGATCAATTTGATCACACATTGTTAGTGGCAGAGGATGATCCAGAACTGGAGACATTTAAACTGTTGCAAGAAAAGAACATGGCTAAACTGACCATACTGCCGCGCTTGGGTTGTGAAGGCTTGGCTGACATGCTGTATAAGTATGTCAATGGTGTTTATATTCCTGACATGTGGGGGCAAGCAGAAGCAGATAGACTTTGGTGCTATCGTGTAGAAGTACGCGAAACACAAAGCAACATGGCATTTCGTGAAGGCCATCGTGAATGGAATGAGGATTTGTTTACTTAATGTCTAAAATATCAATTTTATTACCCACCAGAGGTCGTACTGATGCCCTGAAGCGCAGTATTATGAGCTTGATTCACTTAGCTGACAGCCCCAGCGAAATTCAATTACTTGTGGGATTTGATACAGATGATTCAGAATCATCTGATTACTTTATTGAACACATTGCACCCGAAATAGATCGGGCTGGAGCCAGTTATACTTGCTTGGCATTTGAACCTATGGGTTATATTCGATTAAATGAATATGTGAACGAATTAGCCAAAATAGCCACCAGTGACTGGTTGATGTTCTGGAACGATGATGCTGTTATGGAAACTGCTGGTTGGGACAAAGAGATTGTAAAGCACACAGGTAAATTTTGTTGTTTGAGAATGCCTACTCACAATTCACATCCTTATGCTATATTTCCTATTGTGCCTAAGGCATGGTACGAACTATTTGATTATCTAAGTGCTCATCAGATTTCAGATGCTTGGATCAGTCAAATAAGTTACATGTTAGACATAATGATTACTGTGCCAATTGAAGTTGTGCATGATCGCCACGATCTTACAGGTAATAATCACGACGATACTTTTAAGAATCGTCCCATGTTGGAAGGCAACCCTGATCATCCACGTGATTTTAATCATGTTGAGTGGAGAAAGAGACGTTTCCAGGATGCTGTAAAGATAAATGCACATCTCGAAAGTATTGGACAAAGCACTCAATGGTTTCAGGATGTTGTTGCAGGAAAGCAACCACCCTGGGAAAAAATGTGCGGCCCAGAGTTTGATCCAAATCACCAACTGATGCAATATAAATGACACAAGACATTAGAGAACGAATTATTGAATACTGGAATCGCCAACCTTGTAACATAGGTCACAGCGATCATCCAGTGGGCACTGCGGAATACTTTGAAGCAGTTACAGCCAAACGCTATCGAGCTGAGCCACATATATTGGACTTTGCCGGATTTCACTTATGGCGCGGTGCTCGTGTGCTGGAGATTGGTTGTGGTATCGGGACTGATGCAGAACAATTTGCTAGACATGGTGCCGAGTACGTGGGTATTGATCTTTCTCAAGACAGCTTGGCAATCTGCCGTCAGCGTTTCAAGACGTTGGAACTGCCAGGAGATTTTATACACTGCGATGTGACAGATCGAACTGAGTTGCAAGATTTGGGACAGTTTGATTTAGTTTACAGTTATGGAGTCTTGCATCACTTTCCTGGCATGCGTGACCACTTAGAAAATATCAGCACTGTTATGAACTCGGGTAGCGAACTGAGATTTATGGTCTACGCTCGTAATTCTTGGAAGTATGCCATGATACAAAAAGGTCTGGACCAGTTTGAAGCACAAGCCGGGTGTCCATACGCAGATGCATATACCAAAGAAGAAATTACAGAATTAGTACATGGACTGTTTAAAATTGAACGTATTAGACAGGACCATTGCTTCATGTATAATGTGCCCAAATACAAACAAGGTCAATTTGAATTAGAGCCTTGGTTCGAAGCCATGCAACCAACTATGCGTGATGCTGTCAAAGAGTATTTGGGATGGCACTTGTTGGTAAAAGCGAGAAAAGTGTGAAGAAAGTTGTTTATGTAACTGGGTGTTTGGGCTTTATAGGTATACACGTTACACAACTTATGCTTGATCGCGGCTGGTATGTGATTGGTGTAGATAAAATGACCTACGCCAGTAATCGTACGTGGCTGAGTCGATTTGAAGCTTGTAGCAATTTTACATTTTTATCATGTGACATAAACGATCTAGGACCGTTGCGCGACTGTGACTACTTTATCAACACCGCAGCAGAAACGCATGTGGACAATTCCATCATGGCCAGTGATGTGTTTATTGAAAGCAATGTGCGTGGTGTTCATCACATACTGGAACTGATACGTGTGATACCAGCTTACAAGCGTCCAGTCTTGCTGCACTTTTCAACTGACGAAGTGTATGGTGACATTGAGTCTGGCTCGCACACAGAAGAACACAAGTTAAATCCTAGTAATCCTTATTCAGCATCAAAGGCTGCGGCTGACATGCTGATTAACGCCTGGGGTCGCACACATGGTATTCCTTATGTGATTGTTAGGCCTACCAATAACTACGGCATTGGACAGTATGTAGAAAAGCTGATACCCAAAAGTGTAAAGTACCTGGAACTAGGCAGACCTATAGACTTACACGATCGAGGAGAGCCACGTCGCACTTGGTTACATGCCACTGACACAGCTCGGGCTGTTGCTGCCATTATTGATGCTGGTGTACGCAACGAAATTTACAATATCTCCGGCAATACGGAACTACCAAATCGTGTTGTGGTACAAAAGATCTTGGCAGAATATTTCCGCAACGGCGAAGACTTTGAAACCACTTGGTTAGACTATGTGATCGATTCGCAACGTGCTGGACAGGATGTTAGATACAGTATAGACGATAGTAAATTAAAAAGTTTGGGCTGGTCGGCTACAGCAGAGTTTGACACAGAGCTGTCAAAGGTAGTACAATATTACAAAGATAACTTTATATGGTGATGAATGGGTACATACTACAAGAAGGTTGAGGACTATTTGGATCGCATCGACTCAGGATGCTGGATTGAAGTTGGTGTTGATCGAGGAGAAGGATCAACTAAATTCTTGTCCGACCTAGCAGCGGCTCGTGGCGTTGCCTTTCACGGCGTTGATATGGATCCAGATCAGATTGCTCGTGCTACTGAAAATTTAAGTGTTGATGGAAAACTGCCTGATCATGTCACACTGGCATGTGATCGCGGCGAAAATTACATTCAACAACTGTCAAATGACGATCCAGAACTACAAGCCAGCTTGGTGTACTTGGATAACTTTGACTGGGACTATTGGTTGGGTGGTCAAGAAGAAGCATTTGTTGCTGGCGTCAAACAAAACTATCGGGACAAGATGGGTGTCGAAATGACCAACGTACAAAGTCAAGTCACACACTTGTTGCAGACCATTTATCTCATGCACATGATGAGTGAAAACAGTATTATTGTGTGTGATGACACTTGGTATCATCCCACTGAAGGTGTTTTCATTGGCAAGTGTTCAGCTGTAGTTCCTTACTTGCTGTTGAATGGCTACAGCCTGTTGCACAACCAAGGCTACAGACAAAACAGTGGAGCCATCCTAGGTAGATTTAAATCAGCTGACTAATATGAAAAACTATTTGGTATGTGCAGTTAGACCTATTACCAGCAACGGATGGATGACACATTCAGGTACAGACCTACATGTTCCTTACATGACCATGTACGAAATGCGCTTGGCTTCTTTCCGTAAGTTTGTGCAAGAACCATTTGAACCCATCTTATGGACTGATCCGGCCGCAGATTGCGACAACTACAACATGGCCAACTGGTATGCAATCAAGGAATTGTGGCATCGCGAGCCCTGCAATATTTTCTGGGCAGGTGCTGATACCTTGATGATTCGTCCTACCAGTTTATTCTCAGATCAATGGACACAGTATCGACTGTTCAACTACACTGATCCCAGGACATATCACGACTTCACGCATTACTTTAATGACGATGTACAATACTATCCTCATACTATGAGTGCCGAAACTTGGCAGCTGGGAGAGGATTACTTGAAACTGAGAGAAACTGCTGCCGACAGAAACTGGGGCTTTGATCAGAATCGACACAATGCTATGTTCTGGTCGCAGGAGATTGATGATGCAGATAGACTGCATCCTGGCCTGAACTGGATGGCACACAACATGCGTAGCTTAGATGCCGGTGTGGTAGCTGCTTCGGAAGAGTGGAATCGTTGCCCATTCGACCTGGCACACATTTTGCATTTTGCTGCCAGCAGAGGCACACAGCAAGTAATTGCTATCATGAAAGAACTTTGTAACAAACTAGAGATCACAGTATGAAAGAAATATTAGAAGCAGTCAAATCCTATATTGATCAAAAACAAGCTGCTAAGACCTGGACCGCTGGCAAAGACTTTGTAAACTATGCTGGCGCACACTATAACAGCGATGAATTTGTTGCTGGGGTAGAAAGTCTTCTCAAGGGCTGGTTGGCAATGGGCGATGATGGTCTGAAATTTGAACGTGAGTTTCCGCATCAATTTGGCAAGACCCGCGGTATCTTGACCAATTCAGGTAGCAGTAGTAATCTGCTGATGATGTCAGCATTGACCAGCAAGCGTGGTTATAATTTGCCCAAGGGCACCCGAGTACTGATGCCCATTGCTGGCTTTCCTACCACAGTCAATCCCACTATACAGCTTGGCTTCGTGCCTGTATTTGTAGACATTGAATTAGATACACTAAACATCAATCTAGACCAAGCAGAAGCTATTCTCGAAAACGATCCTTGTATCAAAGTCATTACATTTGCTCACGTGTTGGGAAACCCTCCTAATATGGCCCGTGTAATGGAATTAGTTGAACGTTATAATCTAATCTTGTTGGAAGATTGCTGCGACGCATTAGGCAGCACATATGATAATAAACCATTGGGCAGCTTTGGTCTGATGTCGTCATGTAGCTTCTATCCTGCACACCACATGACCATGGGCGAGGGCGGATTTGTTGCAACCAGTGATCCGCAAACAGACGTCATTTTGAGAAGTTTCCGTGAATGGGGCCGTGGTTGTTATTGTGTGGGTCCTGAAGCCAATAAACTCAAGTGCGGGACCTGCGGCAAACGATTTAACAATTGGATTCCTACTCTGCCTGACGAGGTATTTGATCACAAATATGTGTATGATGAGATCGGATACAATTTAAAACCCATCGAACTACAGGCTAGTATGGGACTACAACAATTGAAGAAGCTGCCGGAGATACATGCTCTGCGTCGGCGCAACTATCAATTGCTGTTTGACATTTATGAACGATATGAGCAATGGTTCCACTTGCCACGTGCCCAGGATCGATCTGACCCCAGTTGGTTTGCTTTCCCTGTGACTGTGCGTAAAGATGCTGGATTCAATCGCGGTGACATGGTGGACTATCTGGAAGAGAATCTGATTCAGACTCGTCCCTACTTTGCTGGCAATATCATGTTGCAACCAGCATACAGCCATTTGATGGATCCGCAACGGGCCAAGAACGACTTCCCAGCAGCCACTCATGCCATGACACACACTTACTTCCACGGCACAAGTCCTGTGATCACTCCTGAACAGATCGCTTACATTGGCGAAAAGGTTGATGGGTTTATGAGCTTAGTTGTATGATCACAAAACAAGAACTAATAGATTTTGAAACAGAAATAGGCGCACGTTTTAACAATCGCGAAATACGTGCGCCCATACACCTTTATCACGGCAACGAAGATCAGATCATGCAGGTGTTTGCTGGCATATCTGTCAAACAAGATTGGGTTTGCTGCACCTGGCGTAATCATTACCAGGCGCTGCTGAAAGGTGTTCCAAAAGATTTATTGCGTAGCGAAATCATAGCCGGACGTAGCATGGTTCTAAACTTACCAGAGTATAAGTTTGTATGTAGCAGTATAGTGGGAGGTATTCCCAGCATTGCTACAGGCTTGGCATTGGCAGCAAAACTACGCAACACCGGCGAACATGTTTGGTGTTGGACCGGAGACATGAGTGCAGAAACAGGTGCTTGGCACGAAGCCTACAAGTACAGCGTGAATCATCAGTTACCAATCACATTTGTAGTCGAAGACAACGGACTTGCTGTTGAGTCCCCTACTGACAAGATATGGGGTAGAACTGTTCCATACTATGCCATAGATGCTGACTGGTATCAGGACACCAACTTGATCTATTACCGATATAAAAACACTCGCTATCCGCATGCTGGCGCAGGTGTAAGGGTACAATTCTAATGACACTAAACCAACTTTACAACGCAGAACTCAAACGTACCATGACATGGCTTAGTGAGCAGCCTAAAACTATATTCCTTGGGCAAGCAGTTGAGTATGCTGGCACTGGCTGTTATGAAAGTTTAACGGACATTGCACCTGAACGTAAGATGGAATTTCCTGTGGCAGAAAATTTTCAAATTGGTGTCAGTATTGGATTAGCTATGAATGGGTTTGTACCTGTGTCGGTTGTTCCTCGCTGGAACTTCTTGTTGTGCGCTACTGATCAGATTATCAATCACTTGGACAAGTTACCAGCATTAAGTGGCGGCCGCTGCCAGCCCCGCGTTATCATTAGAGTAGCAGTAGGGTCCGAACGTCCTGTAGATCCACAAGCTCAACATCGCGGGAATTTTTCAGCAGCCTTTAGACTCATGTGCCATACAGTTGATATCATCGAAGCTGATACTGTAGAGAGTATTCGGCCAGCTTATGAACTGGCCTACAACCGCACAGACGGACGTAGTACTATTGTAGTTGAATTCCCTGACTTTGGCCGATGAAAATACTTGTAACTGGTGCCGCTGGATTTTTAGGCAGTTATGTTAGCAATCATTTACTTGATCATCAGATTCATGCCGCAACCCGTCAGCAACTTGATCTAACAGACTTAACAGCAGTTACTTCAGTGCTAAAGCAGAATCGTTATGACGTTGTTATAAATTGTGCAGCAGCAGGTAGAGAACAACTGAGATCGTACGAGCATGCTATCTATGCCAATAACTTAGAAAGTTTTTATAACTTGGCCATCAACGATCAATACTACAGTAAGCTAATCAACATTGGATCTGGTGCCGAATTTGACATAGACCAAGATATAGATCAGATGCATGAATTTGAAATTTGGAATCGCAGACCTCAATACAGCTATGGGCAAAGTAAAAATATCATATCTAGATTCAGTGTTGATTTCCCAAAAACCACAACGCTAAGACTGTTTGGATGTTTTGATCCTTCCGAATCCCCAAATCGTTTATTAAAAAGATTTATTGCAGCAGCCGGTAATGAATTGCCGTTTATATTAGAGCAAGATCGATATTTTGATATGGTCAGTGAAAGAGATTTTGTACGTGTAATTGAAGCTGTAATCGACGGGACTATTCGAGATCAAGACCTGAATGTAGTGTATGACCAAAAATATAGACTAAGCGACATTCTTATGTTATACTCAAAGCTGCACGGAATTGACACAATATTTTTACATGTTCAATCTTCTAACATATTAAATTACACTGGCAATAGTGATAGGCTTGCCAGATACAATCTCAACTTAGATAATTTAGAAAAATCTCTATTACTGTATGGAAAATAAATGAAAAAAATACACTACACAGCAGAACAAATAGAAGGTCAGGTATTAGAAATCCTTAGACAAATGCAACGGGATAACTGGCGGCCCGACTATATTATTGGTCTAACACGCGGTGGACTTGTGCCTGCCAACATGATTAGTCAGTACTTGGGTGTGCCCATGCATGCCTTGCATGTTAGCCTGCGTGACAACGAAAAAGACTGCGAAAGCAACTTGTGGATGGCCGAGGATGCATACGGGTATTTGGCTGATCCCAAGAAAATTCTCATCGTTGACGACATTAATGATTCAGGTGCTACCTTAAACTGGATCAAGAGAGACTGGGAAGGTGGCTGCTTACCACAAGAGGAAAAGTGGGGAGATATTTGGTCCGACACCACCCGATTTGCTGTGTTGGTAGACAACCAAGCCAGTGAATTTCATGGTATCAACTACTCAGCAGAAGAAATCAACAAGGCTGAGGATCCCGCATGGTACATCTTTCCATGGGAAAATTGGTGGCGTTAATGTTGACTTGGTCTAAATACTTTGCTATAATCAACTATACAACGGAGAATACAATTGTTTGGAACTAATGAAATCGTAGGCAAGAAGTACTTTAAGGATGCTCCTGCCGACAGCTTGTTTGTGACCAGTATGTTCTTTACCCTACAAGGTGAGGGACCATATGCAGGTATGCCGGCGTTATTCATTCGCTTGGCCAAGTGCAACTTAGATTGCAGCTTCTGCGACACGTTCTTTGACGACGGCGATTGGATGACTTACGACCAGCTTGAAACCAAAATGTATACTACTATTCGGGCATTCTGGGCTGACAAAGGCAAGGACGTTCCTGCGTGGGCACACACGCCCGATTTACCAGGCAAAAAGTTTCCCAATATTGTGTTGGTTATGACAGGTGGTGAGCCCTTGATCCAGGAAAACATCAGCTGGTTTATGGCACAACAGTTACACAACTTCAAAGAAGTACAAGTAGAAAGCAATGGCATTCCTGATACTGTGGTACCAGAAGGTGTCACACTGGTATGCAGTCCAAAGTGTGTGGAGAAGAATGGTGTAGCCATCAAGTACTACGCACCCAGCAAAACTATTTTAGATCGTGCAGACTGTTTGAAGTTTGTTATGAGTGCTGATCCTGCTAGTCCATACAGCAGCGTTCCAGACTGGGCCTTGGCTTGGCGTGATCGCACAGGCAAGCAGATCTACTGTAGCCCAATGAATGTGTATAACAGTTTGCCACAGCGGATCAAACTGTTGCGTTCAGAGAAGGGACAGATCACTATGGAAGAGCGTAGTACTGTGGATGAAGTTATCAGTTTCTGGGAACCTGGTTTATTGAACTTGGCGGCCAATCAACGCAATCACGAATACACAGGACAGTATTGTGTAGAGAACGGATTACGATTGAATCTACAACAACACTTGTATGCGAGTCTTGCTTGACCAATATTGCCAAAGGACGCAACAGCTTCGATGTCAATGTTGGCAATGTAGTTGTTCCTTTCTTTAATAAGAATGTCACACCATATCCAACAGAAGCAGGTGCACCAGCTTTTGATTTAGTACCTGTCACTCGACAAAAAGACATCATGCTGAATGTTGCTCGTATGCATGCCGAGCAAGAGTACAACAGGATAATGGAATTAGTTGATGTGTTACAACGTCAAGCAGAGGAAATCAAGCGCAGATTAGATTTGACTGACATGGTACATGCGGCCAAGTATGATTTCCAGATAGCACATGGGCACACCTATTGGTTAGCCCAAGACACACGACACAATGAACTCATCTTATGCGGTATGGGACCAGACGGTTGGTCAGCTGGTCCACCTGTATGGTATGAGTATATTGTAGCAGTAAAGTGGTTGGGTGACCACACTTGGATTGAAGTAAAATGATAACACCAGACGCAGCCTTAGGAGTAATAGATATGTTTGATTATTTAAAGAAGAAGTTTAAGAAAGCAGAACCGCTGACACCGATTCCCGCTGAAGCTGTTAAGCAGCTCAAGAAGGAACGTGCTAAGAAAGCAGAACCTCCAGCAAAGTCAGAAAAAGAATTAGCAACAGAACGTGGCGAACCCTATGTTGCCATGCTGGGCATGGATATTGATCCCGAAAATATTCATGCTGGTTCATTTGAATTAGACTGGAACGATAAGTTTTTAGCCAATTTAATCCGTGCTGGATATGTTGGCAAAACAGATACAGATATTGTGGATCAATGGTTCCAGAATGTTTGCCGGCATGTTGTTATGGAAACTTGGGAACAAGAGCAAGCAATGAATCCCGAACCCAATCCTCAAAGATTTACACGCAGCCGAGATTTAGGTAACGGACGTACGGAGGTTTCGTGATTCTTTACGTCAACGGCGATAGTCACACAGCAGCCGCCGAAGCAGTAAATGCACATGCCTTTGCTGAAGATGATCCTTTGTTAAATTATCTAGGTCGCTTACCGCACCCTGCTAATTTATCAGCAAGTTGGGGTCGTAAATTAGCAGATATACTAAAGGCCGGTTTTACTTGCGGTGCGGAATCTGCAGCAAGCAATACTCGAATCATGCGTACTACACGCCAGTGGTTGTTGGATCACCCAGCAGCATATCGAGATGGCTTGGTTATCATTCAATGGTCCACTTGGGAAAGACAAGAGTGGCTTATTAACGGAACGTACCATCAAGTCAATGCCAGCGGTGTTGATGTAGTTCCAGAAAGTCACCAGCAACAGTATAAAGAGTACATTGCCGGCATCAACTGGTACAATGTCTGTGTCGATGCTCACGAGGACATTTGGAATTTTCATCAAGAACTTAAATTACTTGGCGTCAAGCATATCTTCTTCAACGGTAACCATAGTTTTCAAGGTATGCAGTCCCAAAAGGATTGGGGAACCAGCTATATCAAACCATACGATGCTGCTGGAACCTATCACGAGTGGCTAAGAAACAACGGATTTGAAACAGTTTCCAAAGATTCCTGGCATTTCGGTAAAGAAGCTCATAGTGCTTGGGCTCATTTTATGCTACAATACATTGTTGCTAATAAACTAATTTAGGCCAAAATGAAATACATTCTTATTGATACAGCTAATCTGTTCTTTCGTGCTCGCCATGTGGCCTTTCGTGCTGCTGACGAATGGGAGAAAGTTGGCTACGCTCTACACATAACTCTTAGTGCTGTAAACAAAGTAGTCAATAAGTTTGGTGCAGACCATGTGGTATTTGCCCTGGAAGGCCGTAGTTGGCGTAAGGATATCTATGCTCCTTACAAGCGTAATCGATCAGATGCTCGTGCAGCACAAACAGAAAAAGAACAAGCTGAAGACAAGCTGTTCTGGGAAACGTTTGATAACTTGACTAAATACTTGGCTGAGAGTACCAATTGCTCAGTAATCAGAAACGAAAACGCAGAAGCCGACGATATCATTGCTCGTTGGATAGCACTACACCCCCAAGATAATCATGTAATTATTTCAAGCGATACAGACTTTGTTCAGCTGCTTGCTGAAAATGTCGATCAATACAACGGTATTACTGATGAGTTGCTGACAATCCGCGGGATTTTTGATGCCAAAAGCCGACCTGTAATTGACAAAAAAACTAAAGAACCCAAAGTTATTCCCAATCCCGAATGGTTGTTGTTTGAAAAATGCATGCGTGGTGATTCCAGCGACAACGTGTTTTCGGCATATCCCGGCGTTCGCGTTAAAGGTACCAAGAACAAAGTGGGTCTAACAGAAGCATTTGAAGACCGCAATAAACAAGGGTATGCATGGAATAACATCATGTTGCAAAGATGGACTGACCCAGACGGTGTAGAACATCGTGTACTTGATGATTACGAACGCAATCGTACTCTAATTGACCTTACAGCACAGCCTGTTGATATCAAACAATCAGTAGACGACAGTATCTGCAGCATGATTAGTCATAAGGATGTGGGGCAGGTAGGCATTAGATTCATGAAGTTTTGTGGCAAGTACGAACTGGTCAAGGCCAGTGAATCAGCAGAGCAGTATGCTCGCTGGTTAAATGAAACATACAAAGGAGTATTGGATGATCATAGCTAAAACTGTTGTACCAAATCAATTTTGGATTCTAAAAGATGGCGAGAACAAAGTTGGCAATATAGAAGCCGGTGCAGATGGCTTCAGCGTAAAAATTGGTGACCACACACAGCGTTATAAGAACATCAATGTTATCAAACAAAAAATAGCAATTGCATTCGAACCTGTTGCTAAAAGACCGGCTGCTGTCAGTTTAAATTCAGCGCACGGATACCCTACAGCCGGGCAGGCATTTAATGCCATATACGATGTCAAACACCAGGTACCTCTTTGGACTCAAGAACCTCGCAGTAAAAGTTGGTACGCAGCCGGCTGGTATCAAGTCAAGCAAGGTCGTAGTTGGACAACAGAATTTTGTCCCAAACTAATTACACTACAACGATATCCGTATCGTGGACCATTTCACACTGAGGAA